TAATTAATAGCTTCAATACTCTCGGGTGGTAATCCTGTAACATCAGCAAACTGGCATTGTCCATGAATACGACTGCCTTTTTCAGCAGCTTTTTTCAATATGTATTCTGGAATATCCCTATACTTATTGGGAAATAGTTGCCGGCTTATCATTCCGGTAATACCTTTCAGTTGCTTTTCACCAAGAAAATATGTGTGATTCTCTTCTGAGAAAACCACACTCGATTTAACCAACTCTATCATGATGCAGGATAAATTTTGCCCATTTCCATACAAGCATTTACAAACTCTTTATCATTTTGCATAGCCGGATTAGCATACCATACTTTTTCAAGTTCAGCTCTGCTTTTGACAGCAAGCATGTCAGCAATAGCCTTTTTCAGTTGGGCACCAGTATAAACTGGATTCTTCATACTAGCCGGTGTTTTTGCAGGCTGTTGTGCGTCTTCTTTATCGTGAGTGTTAGTTGCATCACTGTCTTTTGTATCATCAATGCAAAATAGACCGTTAAGAGCATACTTTCTTGCATAAGAAGATGAGGCTCCGGTAATTTGGCTGCCATCCATTCCCTTCTTTGTTTCCTCTTCTCTCGCAAAAGCAGTCACTATTTCTTTTTCCCCTTTTTCGTTGGTTAAAGTGGCAGTTGCTTTTACATAAATTCTATTGCCTACTGGCACCATCTCATCACTGAGAGTTAACGAACACTTTGTTTCAGTCAGAATAGGTTTCACTGACTCAAGAATATCCTCACAACTACGGTATTTGTAACTACCGAACTTATTAAATTGCCCTTTCGGGGCTTTCAGCTTTTGCTGAATGGTTACTAATTCTTTCATAATTCTAATTTAATGGTTTGACTTTTAGCTCATTACATCAGTAAAGATAATCGTTATTGACAAGTTTAGCAAACAGAAACTTCGCCATTTTAACGCCATTTTCAGGTAGTAAAAACTGCCTGTACGATATTGTACAGGCAGAAAAATAAGAATAATATGAATAATCCAATGTACCTTATGGAACGGCTACGCTTGAAGGGTGTACGGCTCCCTGATTTATACATAATGTAAATGCTAGTGGACGGAACCGGAGTCGAACCGGTCTCACGGAATATTGGTGCACCTCACCGCAGTTTCAACCAACGATATACATATCCGCCCGATTAATTAAAAAGGTGCACTATCCTCACAGACCATACACCCCAATCACAAACACAAAACAAAACTCATGAACTACTATAATTTAATTAGGATCAGAAGGGTGAATGGCGTGGGGATCGAACCCACATCACGCATATCTGCGTATGCTGCCAATTACACCAGCCATCCGTTTTAAGTGAACTATTCTCACGAACCATTCACCTAGAACACAAACACAAAATAAAACACGACATTAACTATTAAATAGCACTCTCACGAGCTTCTTGCTTCCGGATAGCCGTTCAAAGCACACCGGAATAGTATAGAACAATTAAAACTCAAATAACAGGGGCTTTAACCCTACAGCGTCCTTTTCGCTGGCAACATTAGTTAAACATAAAAAGAAAAATTCTCTGTGAAGGAACCCGGACTCGAACCGGGATGACAGATTACCTATGTATGACTTTCTTCAATCTACCTGCATACTTGCGTCTACCAATTCCGCCATTCCTTCAGGTCGTAGCCAGACGCTTCCGGCTACATTGATTGTATATATAATGCAAATATATTTTCCCCCTCACGGGTTACTTAACTCTGATTGAGTTGAGCCGGGAAACGGATTCGAACCGCTGACCTCATGTAGAAACATGCGCTCTAACCAACTGGGCTATCCCGGCAGATGCCCGGCGAACCGGGCTAAATAAACATGACAAATACTAAAATTAAGCAATGCAGACCTTCACAGGCTATCTTTATTTTGTTTCCTATCTTCGTAGTATCGAAAACAGATATAATTCACTGATACGACAGTCACCAATACAAAAGCAGCAATAAATTCTTTCTTGCTAACTTCAATGCTATCTATAAGATACAGTGTTGTCCATAAGGCAATGAACATCATGGCATACTGTATCACTTTAATCTTTTTCATTTCTTCCGTTTTTTAGATTTAACTTTCCTTCCCGCACATCGGCAATGAAGTAATACTTGAGCAGCATTACAATGCCACTTGCCGTTTTGTACATTAGCGGGCTTATCACTTTCAATCTTACCCGCTTCTATAAGATTCATCAATTTCTTTTCCCCACCCACATAATACGCAGACTTATCTTTTCCAAACGTTTCTGTAGAAAACAGACGGAGAATATTATCTAGCAATATTTCAGCCATTTCACCTCTGATCATCTCAACAAGCAAGGTAGTTACGCAATTCTAGTTACTATAAACTGCATATTTTTTACGTCTGACTTTGTTTTCCAAACCATTCCTTCAGCTTTTTCTTTATAAAGCCGAGCATTTAAAGTGTAAGTAACAGACGTTTTTTGAATGATAGGAAATACTTCTATTGCACCAACGTCCATGTTTCGCAAAACATTGATTATACTGCGTCTTTCTATTTCTTTTTCCATACTGATTAATTTTAAAATAAAAGTTCCCCCGAACCAATTCGATCGGCAGCATCACGCTTTATTCGGAGGATTTACTTAACTTTGGGACGTATAATCAAAAATTAAGTGAAGAAATTCATTCATTATCTCTCTTTTTATCTCGATTAAACCCGACTTTACAATCTGCATAATCCCAAAAAGCTTTCTGTATCATAGCAGGAAGCTTTTCGGCTACGATTTTAGCTGATTTTATCGGCATATTCTCTACACGTAATGAGAATGTGGCATCTTCCAAATTCTCATTCCTATCGTTTTTAATTGTTACTTGAATCATGTGATTATTAATTGATTAATAAATTTCCCCCGTTCCAAGATTATTCACTAATAAAAAAGGAACGGGGGATTTTCTTATTTTTGAAGTGTCAAATCAAAAAACAAGAAAATATGAATAATGAAGAAAAAGTAGTTTCATACTACAAAGAAACTTTAGAGAAAAAAATCGAATGGACTTTCAGACTCCAAAGCACTCTGTTGACTGTTGCATCCGCTACTTTTGCTGTACTTGTTTCTTTAAGCAATCTTTCAACCAACAACGCTTGCAGTCGAATTTTACTATTGGTGGTAATATGTTCAAACGCACTATCCATCCTTTTTTCGTGTATAACCATATACGAGAATCGAGCAATGAGCAACGTGATGATACGCAACGCTCAAAAACGGGTAGAAGAATATATCCTCTATAGCTTATACAATTCCAAAATGACCGTAACGCCAGCCGTACCACGCAATAAAATCTTCGCAATTTGTGAGTCAATTTCCTACATTTCATTTCTATTCTTTATTATTAGTTTAACAGCCTATGCAATTTATAAGATATACACGCAGTTGTAACGTCAATTAAACATTGAAGTGATGAACGGATTCGAACCGCCGACCTCATGTAGAAACATGCGCTCTAACCAACTAAGCTACATCACCTTTATATACATAAAGCAAATACCTCGATTTGCCGACAAACGTCTAACTGATTTAGTTTTACAACGATACGGCTTGACCATTAACCACAGCATTATATCGTTGAGAAGCCCGCCTACGTCAGTAATCCCTTTCGGCATGTGTCGGCTTCCAAAACACCATTTTACCAATATGTCAAAGAACTCTTCTCTGTTGTTCCCAGTCTCCCTTCAAGGGCAGGCTCAAAGACCGGACTGGGTACCGGATAACCGGCGGTTTGGTTTGACTTTAGTGAGGGTTAGAGAATACTTTGGTTGTTCTTCAAAACTATGTCCATTAAGTTTCGTTGCGATTCAATAAATTTCTTCAAATCATCACATTGGGAAACTTTCTCTCTATAAAATCCACGTTCTGATTCTAAATCTCGTTTGAGTTTTTCATTCTCACCTCTCAAAGAGCTGATCAACGCGTCTCGTTCTTCAATCACAGCTTCATATTTGTCTCGCTGTATTTCTAGTTCGGTTCTTTTATCCATTGTTGTATAATTTGATTAATCTCCAACGTAATGTGCACCGTAATGAGTACTATTTGAGTTGTAGTAAGCAGAAGCGGGAATACTGAGGTTATTGTATCCCTCATGTCTTGTAGCTTTAGCCGCTTTGTTCATTACCTCGTTTCTTTCTGATAAGAATTTATCCGTTCTTGCTTTCATGGCTTCCTGTGAGAAATTTTCTTGAAGTTTAGCAAGTCTCCAAGTAGCTTTCAGAACCTCTCCAAAAGTTTTTCCCTGCTTCTTGCCTGAATACTTATAGGTTCTATGAGCATTTCTCATTATTTCGGATAAATCAAATCGTTTCATGTCTGTCACATTTATAGAGTTTCACATTTGTTTTATCAATCAATTTTTGTATGTTTGTATGATTGATTGATTTATGATGCAAATATATTGCTATTTGACGATATTGCAAATCGAAATAACATTTTTATATCGCCATATGACAATATTTAACTTTTTAAGCAAGCTTATGGATACGTTAATAGACCGAATTAAAATGATTATTGAAGCAAAAGGATATTCCCCAAGAGCCTTTGCGATAGCAATAGGATTCAATTATTCAACTCTGAATAATTATTTAACAGGAAGAAGAAGCACAATAGATTCAGAACTCATCGAGAAAGCACTCACGTCATTTGACGACATTTCCGCAGAGTGGTTATTACGAGGCAAAGGTGACATACTCATTCAAAAAGAAGAAACAGAACCAGGAATGGACAAATTGAAAAGTATTGTATATACCATAGCCAATCTACAAGATGAGATTAACGAAAAAACAGTGCTTACCCAACGGCTTTTGGAAGAAAACCAAAAATTAAAGGGTGAACTGGCTATGTTGAAAAATGAACGAAATGTAGGATAAACTTATATACGTATGAAAAAAAGATTTTTAATACTATCCTTCTTATTTGTGCTTATATTTAATTCATGCTCTGATGACAGTATTAATTTAGCAGGAACAACATGGACTTCTGCAAAAGACTGGTACGGAAAAACTCGATTGTCTTTTGAAGAAGGCACTCCTTATTTAAGATCTTTTTTTGCTATATCTTTTGACTTGAAATCTTTCACAATATATAATGTTGCAGATGATAATGAGGATTTAGAATATGAATGGAAAGAAACGGTATCAGGTAAATACTCTATAAACGACAATATTGTGAATCTAATAGTAGAAAAAGACAATTTAACAATTCCCTGCGAAATAGAAAAAGATATAATGTATTACAGTAATACTAGAATGAAACTATATAAACAATAGAATAAATATTTTTTCAAATATGCGCCCAATTAGAACTGTACCCCCAAAAGATGAAAGAGAATATCCTTTAGTTATAACAGCTGAAGAAAAGGATAAAGTATTAAATTATATTTTGGTTGTAGCAAACGGGAAAAGAAC